TTGCTCTCCGGAAATGCCATCTTAATGTCATAGGGAATGCCCGACTGTACGGATTTTAAGGTATCCCGGATCACTGCACGGTAGTTTTTCACTTGATCGCCTCCTGTATAGCCGTACCATAATGCTCTGCAATCACCGGCTGCATTTCCTGCATGCCGTTATACATAAAGAGCGCCGGCAAGCGACCTTTTAGTCTGCGAAAACCGTAACCTGGTATATACGCAGTCCAAGGCTCGTGCTTGCGCACAATACCCAGCTCACTGTCCAGCGGTGTACCCTTTTCGTCACCCACAGGCCCGGTTCCGAATTCCACATAGGCCGCATACTGCATATTGGTACGGCTGCCTGCGGTCACCTGATCACCGTCACGCTCGCAAAAGGCGGCGATGGACTCCCGCAGCAGTCCGGTGTCCTCCGGGCAGTTGCTGCGCTGACGGCCGGCCATATCCTCTGCGTCCTGCAGCATTTGCCGCTCCAAGTTGTCCAGCAGATGATCTGCGGTGCGTTGCAGCGTCTTGGCATAGGCACTCAGCTTTTCAATCTCAATGTTCGTTTCCACCGGGTGCTCTCCTCTCTGTGGCATTCGCTGTCAACAAACGATAATGCAGGAACTGCTGCACGGTCTCCACCTCCAGCCAGCCAATACCATCCGCCTGTACCAGGTCGCCGGGCCGCACGCCCACAGGGTCATACAACACGGCTTGATACCCGGCAGACAGCACCCGCCCCCGCTCCTCAATAGGGGCAGAAGCAGATACCGGCTGCCAGCACAAATACAAAATGGCAGGTGTAGCACTGTATGTGTTCTGCTCAAAGTCGTAAGCACTGTCTCTGATCGTCTGTGCGGAGAAAATCCGTGATTTTACAGTCCACGACTTAGGCGTTTTTGCTTTCACCGGTGCGCACCTCCCTGTATCTGTTGTACGGCTGGAGCAGGTCGGCAATGGCTGTCTCCTGCTCCGCAGGGGTGGTATAGGTCTCGCTCATAGATACGCTGCCCTCTGTATAGGACGTACTCTTTACACCGTAATCCCGATCCTGTATAAAGCAGTTCAGGTGCACAAAAGCCAGTTTGGCCAGTGTGGTGGCCGTTACCACCGGCGGCAGCTCTTGCGTGCCCAAATAGGTCAGGCAATCGTCCTCTGCCATATCCAAAAACAGCTGCAAATCCAGCTCTTCACCGGCGTGTGCGTACCAGGCCTCGCATATCTTGTCGTAACGCCCGGCAGCGGCCCGCAGCAGCCGCAGAGCCTTGCTTTTCATCTCATCAGTCAAACATATCACCCCCATAAGAAAAGGCGCCTTATTTGGCGCCCTTTTTTGTATCCTCTTTTTCTTGCAGCTGCCAACCGGCATTCAAATAAGCCGGCAGACAACTCCGATCAATGACCACTTGGGTCTTGCCCTGTACAACGGTTACCTTTTCCATTTGTACCTCCCTGGGCTTAGCCCTGCACCTTGACGATCATATTCTTGTCCAGCGTGGTCACGCCGTACAGAATATCAAAGGACACGGTGTCGATCTTGTGGGTGCTGTCGTAGTCAAAGACCACACGCACACCCAGACCGTCCGCAGAAGCCACATAGGCGTTCTTGTTGCCCATCGGCAGATCCATAGGACGGGTCACCAGTGCCACGCCGTTGCGGTGGAACCCTACGGAAGTGGGTGCAGAAATCACCGTAGCGTCTTTGTTGGTCAGCGCGGCATGGAGCGGCTGGTCAATGACTACGCTGGCGATCGCACCGGTGGAGGCCGTTGCGTCTGCTGCAAAGTGATACACATAGCCGTCCACAATAAAGCAGTCGCCCTTCTTCACGGTCGCAGAGGCTGCGGTCACGGAAGACAGCGCCACAGTGCTGGCACCTGCAGTACCGCTAACCTTAAAGGACTTGGCGGTGCCTACGGCATTATCCAAATAACCAAAGGGATACGGTGCATTCTGGCTCATATAGGTATCCATGGTGTACACCTTGCCCAGCTCTGCCTCACGCAGGGCGGTACCATCGCCGGCATAGGATACCTTGGACATATTGTCGTCCGTTGCATAGAGCACCTTGTGAGAGGGGTTCAGCACCAGGCGGCGGTTCTGTACCGGCACACCGGCAAAGTCCAGCAGGCTGCCCACCTTGGCAATATCTTTGATGGGCTTTGCTGCGTCCTCGCCGGAAGCGGTCACTGTGCGGCATGCGCCCTCTACGGCGGTAGCCAGCACATCCGCGTCCACTGCGTTGGCAATGGCCGTCATAGCCGGTTCAATGACCTGTGCAGAGAAGTCCCGCAGGTCCAGGCTCATCTCCTTAGAGGTGATCTGTACGGTCACATCACGCAGACGATCCATCTTTACAGGCACGCCGCCTTCGTTCAGCTCCTGGGGATCCACTGCGCCGGTAAAGTTCTTGGCCGCAAACTTGCTGGGACGGCGTGCGGTTACCGTATCGCCAACCTTAACAAATTCTTTTTCATAGTCCCGGTGCACCAGGTTGGCCATCACCAAGTTGTTTTTCAGTACCATCAGTGCCTCATTGGCAATGACATTGGGGGTTAAAATCGTGTTCGGCATTTCTTATTCCTCCTTAGCCGTTGTTTTTTCTCCACGCTTCATAGGCGTGGAAGTCTGTGGGCGGTACATTGTCGCCCGCTGCGCCCTTACCTGCCGGGGGCGGGTTCTTGCCCCGCAGGTTGGCCGTGGTTGCGGCCTGTACTGCCTCTTGAAATGCGGTGTCAAAGGCTTCCAAATTCTTTTGAGAGGCTTCCGCGTCACTCCCGGTCAAGAATGCCGCAAACTGCGCAGGCAGCTTGCGCTGGAGCAGCTCTGCCGCCACAGCTGTTTCCAGCTGCTTTTTGGCAAAGGCCGCTTTTTCCTGCTCAAAGGCTTGGCGGTCCTTGTCCAGGTTGTACCGCTCCCGCTCCTCCTTGTTCATGTTGGACAGCTTCTTTGCTTCGTCCGCCTGTTCCTTGGCGCTTTCCTCCCACTTGGCTCTGGCCGTGGCAAGCGCCTTGCTGACCCGGCTGTCAAACTCGCTTTGGAATTTCTTGTCTTTCAGCAGGTCGTCAAATGTTGGAGTGTCGTTGCCCCCATCGGAGTTGGCGCCGGTGTCGCCCGCTGCCCCCTCTGTGTTGGTGTCTGCTCCATTTTCGCCGGTGTCTTCGGCAAACAGCTGGAGGTTCAGCGGCAGGCGTGCGCACACCCGGCTCTGTTCTCTGCTGTTTTCCATCTCGGCATACTGTTTTGTCATTGCTGACTCCTTTCCCAAACCGTACGCTGCCGGTTCGTTAAATGATATATTCCCACAGGCATAGCCTGAAAATGGGTATAAAAAGAGCAGGGCTGCATTGCAGCTCTGCTTTCTTCATGTTATTGGTATTTTTTTATCGCATCCAGCCAATCCTCTGGACACTTTCCATCGTAAAATTTGTCAATAACATCTTGTATCGCTCTTTTTCTTTCCTCTGCGCTGATTTCTCTGTGCCCTGTTACTCTTGCTACAGGTGGATCATTCCATCTGGGAGCGGTAAATAGCTTTTCTTTTTTCATAATTCAGTCCCTATTTCTCATACAGAATAATTTTTGTAACAGAGTTGTTTTGAAGCAACTCACCAACAACAAAGCTACTACCACGCACATACAATATCTCTTGCTCACCTGCATTAAAAGATCGAATATCTCGTCCGTTCTTACACTGCGGAATATAGATTTGCACCTCTGCGTCCGGGTTATAGGTCTTTCCGCAGGTTGCAGCTATGTACTCGTTGTAAGTAACCGTGTTGCCGACCGTATGCGTGTTTACAAACCTTTGCAGTTCCGTTGGATCGGATATAACCAAAGAGCGTTTTACCGATCCGGCATACCTGGGGAATTTCTCAAGTGCACGGTCTAAGTTAGTTATAGCCCTTTTCTCCTCGTTTGTCAACTCTATACCTTGCCGCAGTTTCTCGTTAATCGGGTAAAAGTCACTGGACACCCAGCTGTTGATTGCGTATTCTTCCTCTTCTGTCAAACCCGGGTCTCTCTTCTCCACATACTTCTCATACCACTGGGCGTAGGTCATATCTGCCGGTACGGTCATGGACTTGCCGGTTACCGGATCCCTGGCCCAGCGGGTGCCGGGGCGGTTACTCACCACCGGCACGGTAATACTGCGGCAGAAAGGGTGCATAGGCGGCACATTTTTGCCCGGCTGCGCATCCTCTACCAAAAAGGTCTTGCCGTCCAGCTGACGGCACACGGCGGAGGTGCGCAAATCCAGAGTAGCCATAAACCGATACCGGATAATGCCCGCTGCTTTATAGCCCTCTAAAAAGCCCTGATTGGAGAAGTGATTGACCTCTGTACGGATCAGGCGGCTGGCACAATAGCGTTGCCCGCTGTCGCTGTCTGCACCTATGCAGTCCTCCAGCAACCGCTCCTCCATATCGTGCAGGGTCATACCCGTCATACAACCCACCTCGATCGTGCGCTGCAAGCGCTTGCAAAAGGCGGTGTTGTTCTTCCACACACGATCGGAATAGTTTTTGCCGCTCCACTTATGGGTAAGTGCGGCCTGTACACGGCGGTCACTGATCAAGCGAAAGTCATATAGACCATTACGCTTTTGGTCGTTAAATATAGTGCGGTAATAGGCTTGCTTGAATGTATCCGTCAGCCTGGCTTTGGCCAGTCGCTCCTCTCGCAC